GGGCTGACCGACGACGATATCAGCCAGATCAAAGAACGTTGCACCTACATGCAAAAGTCGGTAGGAGGAATCAAGCAGACATCCAAGGGCAAAATCTTGTTGGATCAGCCGGGGCGATTGTACGTGAACGGGCTATTTGTCTGTGAAACGCAGTTGCAGTATGGCTACGACATGAAACCGCAGTACTTGAGGCTGGAGCGCGACAGGCGAACGGTTGATTCATTCGATTTGGCTTGGACAACGAGCGGGATGTGGGGCGAAATCGAAGACCTCGATCACGTATCCGAAATGATCGAGGGCGAGGTGGAGGACGTGAAGTACATCAGCCACTCCGCGCCTCTAATGGTCAAAGAGGCTTGCTACAACCTGTTTAGAAAAAAGAACCCCGGCGCAGTAGCCGTTAAAAATCAGGCGGAACTTGACGATTGTGTCGAGAGGAGGATGACTAACACCGTTATCGTGAATGACAGTTATCATTCCTGTATCACCGGATCAAGGTCATATAAATCGAGCGGGGTAGCGGTCCCGGCACCGACTCCGCATGAACTGCTGACCACCTATTTCGAGAAGAACAAAAAGTATATGCGAACGCCCGCCATCGTGGCAATGAAAAGTTTAGTCAAAAAATCCGAAAAATGGCGAAATAAAAAGTAGGGTTGACACCGCCACAGGGACGTGGTATAATAACATCTGGAACTGAGAGCGTAGAGAGATGAATTTGAAAGCCGATAAATCATGTGAGGCGTCAACAGTAGCCGAATCTCTATGGCGGCATTTGCAATGTGGCAGTTGTGCAAGCTGGTTTGTAGTGGAAGATGACAAAAAAGAGCAATACTTCTGCGCCCATTGTGGAATCCTAAATAAAATCCCTAAAAGTGAAGGCAATTAATATGAATGACGTAAAACAAGTAGTTTGGGTGGTGCAGGAAGGCCGAAATGACTATCACTCCGCAGAAGAGTTTGGCGAGGTTCGCTTCGTCACAACTGGCGACTATCGCCCGATGCGTGAATCACGGCAAAACGTGGAAGTGGTAACAGACATTCGTAAATTCAAGTCCCAGTACATCCCCGGCGTGGATTACGTGATTCCGGTAGGCAACCCAATGGTAGTAGCGCTTGTGACAATGGTCATGGGTAACGGCGACCACAAATTCTTGAAGTGGGATGGGCGTAAAGCTGCGTATATCCCATTCACTCTCAACCCTCAAATGGTGAAATAAGATGGCACAATTCGAAGAATGGATGGGAACTCCCGATGTAGCGACGACGATGGAGATTATTATAACCCGGTTGGTTAAAGCGGCCATGGAAGGTAAAGCGTCAGATGAGGACTTTGGTAAAGCCATGCGCACCGGAATGGTCATGGCATTCGAAGCTGGCACCGAAGCGGCCATGACCGCTTCCATTGATGCCGATGGATATGAGGCCATGACGGTGGTACAACTGGCCGCCGAGTTAAAACGCCTAAAAACCGAACTGGATGCATTCGGCGCAACCAAAACCGCGTACCAGAAAGGCTACGATTACCTATCCATCAGCATACTGCCGGAACGGATGGATGAAGAAGGCATCGGCACAATGAAAGTTACCGGTGTTGGCCGACTGCAGGTTGCCAGTGACATTCGCTGCAGTGTCCCAGCCGCCAACAAAGAAGCGGTCCAGAAATGGCTGAAGGACCACGGGCACGGCTCCATGATATCGCCCACCACCAATGCATCGACTCTCAAGGCATTTGTCCGGGAGATGATGAAAGAAGAAAAAGAATGGCCCGAAGAGTTGCTGAAGGTCGAAGCATACTCCCGTGCCACCGTAGTCAAGGCGTAAGGGGAACCCCATGCCAGAATCCTATGTCACATTTGGCCAAATTCACGCGCATCACGTTAATAATGTAACCTTTGACAAAGATAGCATTGCTGTGATACAATGTGATAACTCAGAACACGGTCGGCAGCTAGCATTTGAGCTGTTCGGCAAGAAATTCTGCTTTGTGTACCATGAAGGCGAGTTCGACCAAGATTGTATGCGATACTTTCCTCGTGGGTACATCAAAGCAAACTGAAGAATTAGCAATAGCTGATCGAGCGCACACCTCGTTAACCTGTGCAAAACTAACCTTAATAAATAGCAATTAGGAATAAAGATATGACAACTAAAAACGTAGCAACTACTGCCGATCAATTGCCAGCCTATATCAAGCAAGGCCAAAATCGCGGTAACGAAAACGTAACGCAGGAAGATTTGCAACTACCGCGAATCGACGTGCTGCAAGCACTGTCACCGCAAATCAACAAGAAGAAAGACGAATACATCGAAGGTGCCGAAGTCGGCATGTTGTTCAACACTCTGACGGGCGAACTCTACCCGGACGGCGTTAACATCACTCCCATCAGCTTCGTCAAGCGCCATCTCGTCTGGGTCGATCGTAAGAAAGATGCTGAAGGCGGCTTGCGTAGCGTCTTTGACACGTCGGAAGAAGCCGAAGCGTTTGTTGAAACTCAGGATGATGAAGATAAGTTGGAGGTCGTACCGACCGCTGAACATCTCGTCTTGCTGACCGATGGCACTGAAGTGATTCTGTCGATGGCGAAGTCAAAAATGAAGGTAAGCCGTAAGTTCAACAGCCTCGTGCGGTTGAACGGTGGCGATCGCTTCGGACGCAGCTACCTGATTACCACGGTGGATGACAAGGGGCCGAAGGGCGAGTTCCAAAACATTAGTGTCGCCAATAACGGTTTCCCGACCGAAGAGGTCTACCTGAAGGCTGAAGCGCTGTACGAAGCGATCCAATCCGGTGCCAAACAAGCATCCGGCAATTACGATAGCGCCGGTAGCGCCGATGGTACTGCCGAACCTGAGTTCTAAGCACCAAGCACCATCGGGTGTCCTTCGGGGCACCCACTTTCTATCAAGAGTCGAAGAGAGCAACAACACAGAGGCTAAGCGCTATGCTCGATGCAAACGGAAAAAATGTCACGCTATCAGGCGTGGTCGATAGCAAAATTGATGTCCTTGATCACGGTCATGTACGGCTGGTGGATCACATGGGCAGCGACCTGTCAATTTCACGCAATGCGCGTGTTTCTTACAATGCGGAATGGCGAGCGGGGGAAGACAAAGGCAGTGACACGAAGCTGATCAACTATCTGTACAACAACGGTCATAACACGCCGTTTGAATCAGTGACATTCACCTTTGACGTGAAAGCGCCGATTTTCGTGTTCCGCCAGTGGCATCGGCATCGCACCCAGAGTTTCAACGAGGTCAGCGCTCGATACACCGAACTGCCTGAAGAGTTCTACGTACCGGAGCCTAACTTGATCGGCCAACAGCATTCTGATAACAAGCAGATGCGTACTACAATCACGTGGGAAGAATTTACCCAACTGAGTGATGTTGACCGGGCCATGATGGAATCAGCCTGCGTCTACATGAAAGAAGCGAATGCGGCTTCGTTCAGAAGTTACCATCAAATGATAAAAGATGGCGTTCCTCGTGAGCTGGCACGATCAGTACTGCCGGTGGGTACTTATAGCCACATGTTTGCGACAGTCAATCTCCACAACCTATTTCGGTTCTTGGCGGAGCGGATGCACCCACATGCCCAATACGAAATCCGGGTATACGCCGAAGCAATGCTGGAGCTGATCCGGCCCATCGTGCCGGTGGCAGTAGCAGCGTTCGAAGAAAAATTCGAAAAATAGCAACAATTAAGGGTGGGGCGTAATTGCCCCATTTGGCCGATCAAAATGAGTTTTCCCAACATTCTAGCATACGACGAATTAGCGTTCGACACCGAAACCACCGGCTTAAATCCGATGGACGGTGCCCGAGTATTCGGGTTTAGTATTTCCACTGCGGATGCCGACTACTATTGGGACATCCGCCAACAGCCTAACGCGGTTCTCTGGTTCAATGACCAGATGAAGAAGTATAAAGGCACCATTATCTGCCACAACTTATCATTTGACTATCGGATGTCCCATGCGACCGGAATCTACTTCCCGTTAGAACAGGCCGTTGACACATGCATTCTGGCCTGCCTGATCAACGAACACGAGCACAGCTACGCGCTCGACAATCTGGCAAAGAAATACACCAAATCATTTAAAAAGGGTGATGAGCTATATAAAAAGTTGGCTGAGCTATTTGGGGGGCGGGCGACTAAAAATGTGCAAGTCAAGAACTTCGCCAGAGCACCAGTAGAAGTCATGGCCCCCTATGCCAAGGCCGACACACGCGCCACATTTGATCTGTACCAATGGCAAAAACGACAGATTGTAGAGCAAGGGTTGGAAAAGATAGTTGCTTTCGAACGCGAAGTGACACCGGCTATCATCGAAGCCGAAATGCATGGGATCAGGGTTGATATCCCAGCGGCAGAACGTGCCGTAGGCCCGATCACAGAAGAAGTTAACCGCATGCAAAAGGAACTGGACAGCATCGCGGGCTTCCACTGCAACCCACAACCGAGCGGCGATATCAAAAAACTGTTCAAACCGGAATGGCGAGAGGAACGATGGTGGGCCAATGATGGGACGCCATTAGCAAATACAAACGCCGGGAATCCAAGCCTAGGAGCTGAGGCCCTGCGGGCAATGTCCCACCCAGCCGCGAAGTTGATACTTGATTTACGCAGTATGATCAAGACACGTGACACATTCTTAATGGGCCATGTTCTTGAGTCAGCCTGTAATGGCCGCGTCTACCCTACTATCAACCAAACGAAAGGTGACGAAGGCGGCACCGGTACAGGGCGGCTGTCATACACTACCCCCGCACTGCAGCAGATCCCGGACCGGAATAAGAAGGTTGCCGAGATTGTAAAGCAGGTCTTCTTGCCAGACGAAGGCCACTCGTGGGTGGACGCTGATAAGGCGTCATTCGAGGTTCGGATGTTTGCTCACTTAGTGGGCACACGTGATATCTGTCAAGTGTACGAAGACAACCCGGAGACTGACTTTCATCAATATGTGGCTGATCTAACGGGCTTGGTACGAAATGCCACATATACCGGCCAGCCGAATGCCAAGCAACTGAATTTAAGCATGATCTTCAACCAGGGCAATGGGACTACTGCTGAAAAAATGGACTTACCATGGGAGTGGGAAAGCTTCGTGCCGAGAGACAGCATCGACGGCGAAGAAGTCGTGTTCAAGAAGGCAGGGCCAGAGGCAATGGCGGTGATCAATAAGTATCACCATGAACTGCCGGGAGTACAAAAATTAGCTGATGGCTGCAAGAAAGTAGCAATTGACAGGGGCTACATCTTCACCCGTGCCGGACGTCATTTGCGATTCCCACGGGGATACAAGGCGTATAGTGCATCAGGGTTGCTGATCCAAGCAACATCGGCGGACGAAAACAAGCGGAGCTGGATGCGGATTCGTGAGGCACTGAGTGGCACCGACGGCAAAATGCTGATCAACACGCACGATTCCTACAGCATGTCGTTGCCGATCGGTAAAGAGCAGCAAATAGCTAAATTGGTGAAGGAAGCGGTAGAAGCGGATCGCGGGCTACGCGTTCCACTGATACTTGAAGTCAACCATCCCGGTAAAAATTGGTGGGAATCTAAAAGCGCAGGGCGGTGGATGTGATGGAACTAGCCCAAGTTAACACGAACTCGATTTATTTTTGCAACAGAGCGAAGTCTTACTGTTGCATCGTCGGCAGCTATTGGGATGACGGAGCGACACTGATAGCATGCAAATACGAAAATGGAGATGTGACGGATCAATTATTTATCACTGAATCATCATGCCTAATGCCACTAGTGGGGGCCAGCGATGGATGACGTGAGCAGAACGTGGGCTGAACACAAAAAACATAGCCAAGACAAGCGAGCGAGCAACCGCGCAGCCAGCGCCGGGATACTGATCAGGGCCGGGATAAAATTCGAATCGAAGAATCAGGGAGCGCACCTAGTAGTGGCATCGAACCGTGGCAAAATTGATTTCTGGCCCGGAACAGGGAAATGGATTCTGAGGGAGGGCGGAGCAACAGGACGCGGCGTTAATAACCTACTTACGGCAATGAAGGTGGTGCAATGAAAATTTGTTATCAGTGTGAAAAGGACGTGAATTACTTATTTGGCGATTCCCGCTGCGGCGAATGTACTCGATTAACGCCGGAAGAAGTAAGGGGAGATATTGAGCCAGAAGAGCCAACGATCACGGTTGACGACGACGACTAGGCGTGATATAATGGGTTCTAGAGCGAAGAGAGAAATCGCATGTTGGCAGGCAAATACAGGCGCAAGATAAAAATTAATCTTCTCACCAGTTGCGTCGATGGCACGTCGTGCTGGATATGGCAGGGCGAGTTAAACAGAAACGGCTATGGCAGGTTATACGAACGTGGATCTAGGCCAATGGCTCACAGACATATTTATCGGCTGTTAGTGGGGAATATTGGGAAAAGGCAATTAGACCACCTCTGCTATAACCGCGCCTGCGTAAATCCACGGCATATGGAGAAGGTCACTAACAAGGTAAACAGTAGAAGAAGATCGCAACGAATTAAACAACTCAAAATCAATAAGGAATATTAAAATGACGACTAAGGCGTATATGATTCTCGATTTACAATTCGGCTCCACTGGCAAAGGGCTGCTGGCAGGTTATCTGGCTAAACAAATGCAGCCGGATGTAGTGGTCACTGCTTGGGGGCCGAACGCAGGGCACACCTATATTGACGAAGAAGGCCGGATTTTTATCCACCGGATGTTGGCCAATGGCATTGTTTCGCCAAAGCTCAAGGCGGTGCTTATAGGTCCCGGCTCGGTACTGGATCTGGATGTGCTAAACGCCGAAATCGAGTCGTGCAAATCTCTACTGATCGGGAAGTGTTTAGTAATTCACCCGCAGGCGGTTGTAGTGACCGACGAGCACCGGAAAACGGAAGTGCGAAACGTTAAAATCGGCTCCACGATGAAGGGCACCGGCGCAGCGGTGATCGAGCGTATTGAGCGGGATCCGGACAACAACCCAACGGCCATTTCAGCCATTCCGCGTAGCTGGCTGGACAACATCGCCCAAATGGGCATTGGCATTGAAGTATCGTCCCGCACATATGACTACTTCATGTCGAGCGCCGAAAAAATTCAAATCGAAGGCGCTCAAGGGTACAGCCTGTCGATTTATCACGGCTTTTACCCGTACGTCACCTCCCGTGATGTAACTCCTGCACAAGTCATGGCCGACTGCGCCATTCCATTTAGCATCATTCCCGAAGTGTACGGCACCCTTCGAACGTTCCCCATTCGAGTGGCGAATCGTTATGATGAAGATGGCAGAATGATCGGCACCAGTGGTCCCAGCTACCACGATCAACAAGAACTGGATTGGGGAGATATTGGGTTAGAGCCTGAATTGACTACGGTCACTCAGTTGCCGCGCCGAATCTTTGATTTCAGCTTTGACCAGTTGAAAGAAGCGGTCTACCGTTGTGGCCCAACAAAGCTGTTTTTGAACTTCGTTAACTATCTGGATCACGAAGACGCCTTGCAACTCATCGGCAGAATCAATGCCGAAATCGATGGTCGCCATTGCCGGATAGAATGGGTCGGTGTCGGGCCTGCACACCAGGACGTGCTAAGCACTGTTCATTGGGCCGACACGAATAGCAAGAGGGGGTCGTAATCATGAAATTGATGGTATGTGGACATGGTCGCCACGGAAAAGATCAGTTTTGTGAATTCATGGGCCTAAAATACGTCAGCTCGTCAATGGTGGCGCTGGATAAGATAATCTGGCCTGAATTCAGCAATGCGTACGGCTCAAAGCAAGAGTGTTTCGATGACCGAGTAAATCATCGGGCTGGCTGGCACCGCCTGATCACCGAGTATAACACGCCTGATAAAACGAAATTGGCCCGCGATATTTTCGCGGAGAACACCGTTTATTGCGGCATTCGCAACCGGGAGGAATTCTACAAGGCCAAAGAAGAAGGGTTGTTTGATCTGTCAATCTGGGTGGATGCCAGTAGCCGCCAACCACCTGAGAGCGATGCCAGTTGCAAACTGCTGATATCTGATTGCGACATCATCGTGACTAACAACGGGTCGTTGGAGGAACTCGAAGAAAAGGCGTTGCGCCTTAAGGCTGCGTTGGGACTGGGTGAAATCTCGGTAAAAGATCTGATCGTTGATTGGGCCGATGAAGCATTCCCGGATCGCACAATCACCAACGCGATCCAGAAACTCGTGCTGGAAGAAATCCCGGAGTATCTTACCTCCCAGCAAGATCCGATGGAGTTGGCCGATTTGGGCATTTTGCTCTATGACATTGCCCATTTAGCCGGTGTCGATTTGGAAAGTGCCATTCGCAAGAAAATGGAAATCAATAAGGGCCGAACTTGGGCCATTGATAAAGTAACCGGCCTAATGCGCCACGTGGAGTAACCTATATGATCCTCGATTTCAGTGTACGGGAAATTATGCGACTGTCTAACATCAAACGATGGGGGATAGTTGAAATGGCTCGCAGCCAGTCGGTCGCGGAGCATTCATACAACGTGGCGATGATATCGTTGGCCATAGCATCTGAAATCGAGGTTCCGTGGGCAGAAGTGTCACGCAGTGAAATCCTTTATTGGGCTTTGCTACACGATGTACCAGAGGTGGTGACGGGCGATATCCCAACCTCCCTAAAAGGATATCTGGACGTAGAGAGTATGGAAAGGGAGTTATGTCCGAAGTATAAAAGCTTCGAGGACTCGATAAAAGGGACGTTAGCAAAAACCGTGGTCAAGGCCGCTGATTACATCGAGGCATTACAGTTCGCTGAAAAATTCTGTGTGGATAGCAGAAAGAACGAGATCATATACGACATCCAAAGTAACATGGTGTCGTTCTTAGATAAAAAAGAGAACATCCGTGTTGCTCTTGCCGTGGAGAAGTTAGATTTTGAGTAGAGCGGAGAATTGAAACTTTGATTAACGAAAATAGTTGACACCGCCACAGGGACGTGGTATAATAAGTTATCGGGTTGAGACACAGCCCCAAGAGCGAAGAGAGAAATAAAATGGCAAATCTCACTAAAAACTACAACCGCGAAGCAATGAAGCCTAGCCAAATCGAAGCCATCAACCTAGTTTTTAAGATGAACATAATAGTTGCAATGCATGACGGCAACGATTGCGAACTTTCAGGAAACGAGGACGGACAAGGCGGTTTCGAGTTTATGCTTAAGGTAGCAGGCAAGAGCCATCAGCGTGCAAGCATCGGACCATTAGGTAAGATTTTATATAACGAAAACTTCATCTGCGGGACTTGGGCATAACTGCGACACATGAGTAGAGCGGAAAACTCGTTCAAAAAGTATCTGATGGGAATAATGGGCACCCGATGGGATGCCCAGTCCCATGAGGACAAATACTCATCCGGAATACCCGATCTTTCCTACGGTGCCAATGGCATTAACGGGTGGATCGAATTGAAGCATATAAAGTCGTGGAAAGGCGATCGGCCCGTAAAGCCTGATAAGTATACCGTTATACAAGTCAACTGGCTGAATAAAAGACAAAAATGTGGTGGTCATTGCTTTATCATGATTAAAATTGCTGATGATTATTACCTGTTGGACGCAATTAAAGCAAAAGCAGTAAAATCAGGCATGACTAAACAGCAGTATGAGACAAATAGCATATCACATTGGCACCGGTCAGTATCGCCCCAAGGGCTGCTATGTTTGCTAACTCAATAAGGCTTGGGGAAAGTTTCCATTAACGCGTTGCAAAAGGGATTCATCATGACCAAGCTAGATATTGAAGTGTATATAACGTCTCATTTTCACACGATAATTCTCAGACGTCACATGCAAGGTCAAGGGTTCATAAGACAGGCTAAGGATTACTGCGGGGACGACGAAGAACTCGTCAGCCACTTCACGAAAGTGTGTATCGAGCAGCTAGAGTTGGTAAAAAGTTTCCGTCCGCTGGTCGGCATTCTGCTTGTTATCTGTATCTCGTTTGCCAACCCCTTTGTCGACAATGATAACACTCTCCGATGCAGGGCTAGAACTAGAGTCAACAGAAAGGAATTGATAGCGATCCGGTGCTCTTGATTCTATCCTTTTGTCCAATGCGGGGCTGACTACGGTCAGCCATGCGGCCACAGCGGCCCATGCTATTCCCGCACAAAGTAGAGACACTCTGGCTGTCGTTAAAATAGAAGCTTGCTTCGTCTCGACGTTTCCTATCCGGTTTTCAATAAGCTTGTGTAAAGTGTCGTAGTGTGCTTCTTCCTTGCGAGTTTGTTCCATGCCTTGCAAGCGAATGTCTTCTAATGTTGCTTTCATGTGCGAAAAGTCGAACTCCAATCTTTCTACTCTAATAGGCATGTTGGATAATTTAAGCACTTCGTTTTCCACGACAGCCACCCGCTCACGCAATTCATCCATGGTAATTTTGTTCCGTAAGTTATTGGATTATGTGAAATCTGATCATAATAAAAAGGCCCAACGGCACGACGCCGTTGGACAACGGGAAACGGCCACGCTATTTGCCGAGCGCCTTCGCTCGTTTTTCATGCCCTCTATGGTGGGAAGCGATGCCCAAAATAGCACCCGGTATGCCGAACAACATTGTGAATGAAGTTATCATTTGAGGGATCATAGCCATTGCATTTGTGTCATTATCAACAATGCCTTTATATGCCAAACAGCATACAAAAATAACGCACACTAAAAAGGCAACCCCGGTTATATATCCAATAAATGGCCTCCAACCGGACACCCACCATTTATCTGATTGAGCTTCGGTTTGCATCGTAGAGTTTACAATTTTCAGCCGCTCCACCGATAGCTTTTCCAATTCGACTTCAAAAGATTGGTTGGCTTGCTGAATCTTCAGCATGGTTTCAGGATCGGCATTTTTAACAAAGGCTGAAAGCTGGGTTTCGTTCTGGATGTCCTCACCTGTAGCATCCGCAATGGCTTTCAATGCAAGCTGGGGAAGTGTAGCCCCGCCTGATAAGACAGCCGATGCAATGCTTGGCGCATACTCTTTCAATTTATCTAACCATTTACTCATGGGTAAGCCTCCCAGCTAAGTTGGAAATGAGGACCGTCTTTAGGCTTGCGCCACAAACCACCCCATTCAATTTGAATATTTAATTCGATAGCGGCCCTGAACATTGCTTTGGCGATCTTTTGATAAACCCAAAAATCCCAAGATACATCCCCAGCAATATACCCAGCGAGGTCAACCGCGCAAGCGAGGCTACATTCGTTGTTGGCCACAACATGACGGCTATTTAAGGTCGCCGAATCCCCGTTTTTTACTCGCTGCACTTGGGCTTCTTTTGACCGGGGACCTTCTGTAACGCCAAAATCAACTTCCGAATAACTAAGTGCCAGAATAACGACACTCACTAAAGCAGGGTGGACCCCCTCAAGCCGGGACTTTGATCGCTGACTAAGTTGGTACACTAGGGCGCTCCCCTCTAATTACTCCGCCGATCACATGGTCACGTAGCGCATTACGATAGGCACCCCATTGAGGTTTAGTTCCAACAACTCGCCCGTGCGAGTCATCGTGTTTGTTGACTTCCTTATCGGCAGTGATTAGCTCTTGCTCGACCCACGCCTGTTCTGTTGCTACGGCTTGCGCATCAATCTCAGCCTGCGTGAATTCGGGGTCGGGCGTGTTGCCTTCCGCGATCCACATTTGCACGGCTCGATAGTCACTGTTGCCGGGAGCGCTGGGCACGCTATGCGATCCGTTAACTAGGTACCCGGAGCCAATTATTTTTACTGTATTAATCATGCTTAAAGCTCCGCAGCTAAGAATATCTTAGCGTTGCTATTCCCAGCCCTTAACATGGCTGGCCGTAGACTAGTCGAAGCGTGAGTAATGTTCATAGACACGTTGTTCTCACTAGTCGATCCTGCTGTTAATGCAGATACTGATAAAGATGACACCCCCTCTGAAAGCGTGAAATCAGATGCCGCGCTAACAGAAAATGTTGGGGCTACCCGCATAGGGGTGGTTATCGATAATGCCTGATTGGTGGATGTATATGGAGCTGCTGGGGCTGTCGTGCCGCCGCCAAGACGCTGCCCTGATGTATATGAGTACCTTTGAAAATACCGGCTACATAACGCCAGTTCTTCGGCGATCGCCCGCACTTCAAAAAGCGTTTCTTGATCGCCCGATTCTAACTGCATGTTGGCGAATTCCATCGTATAGGTGCCGAAACTACTTTCTTCTCTGATCTGTAGTGATAGAGAATCGTCACCGTTAGACCCTAGCGTTTTGCCGCTGATGGATGGAATGGCTATCGTTGTCGTGAAGCGCTGCCATGTAGTAGTTGCTACAAACGTGCCGCCCGATGTAGCAGTAGCGCCGGAAGGGCTACCGCCGGTACCAAAATTTTGACGTAGCGATATAGCAAGAGTTTTGGTACCTGAGGCAACCCTAGCCCGGAAAGATACTGTTGCATTGCGACCACTTAGGGTTTCGACTCCCTCCACCCGCTGGATTAAGATAGGGACCACGCTAGATACAGCAACGCTCTGTAGGTGCCGAAGGAAATATTTAGGGTTGTTCGGCACGTCTGTTTGGCCTAATGTGAACGCCTGCCTTGTTATTGTAGCGTTGCCGGTACCTCCACTAACGCTATCACTTAAGAACCTATCCGCAGTGTATTCACCGTCCGGGTCTGTAAAACTAGTGCCGCGCTGCCAGATATCAAAGCCACCGTTTATGAGCAGGTTCTTCCGGTGGACATCGATCAAATCATAACCGTCACCGGCAGCGTTTACTGCCAACCCTGATCCTTGATCAGATGCAACCAGAGTTGGCAGTTGTGTGAGGATACTATCCATATCTAGATCGATGTCTTGCAACGCTCGTTGCAACAACACCGCAGTTTCAATATCACCCTTGACCGGGAAAGGATACGATCGGTTGGCCGTGAAATCCTTTGTGATAGCATAGGTCTTGCCGGTACCAGTCACCCCGGCATAATTAGCGGCAAGGGTGATTTGTAGGTCTGTATCAATTGTGGCTACCGAATACCAAACCGCGTCGTTGACCACAGTAAGGATATCACCAGCCGCCAAACCATCAGTCAGCCAAGTTGTTCCAAGACCGGTGACAACAGCCGAGCCATTAGTTACCGAAATTGTTCCTGTTTTGATTTGAGCCATTTCAACACCTTTGCTGAACAAAATTATAAATTATTGTGCACCAACCTTTTGCCATGTTGTCGATCCACTAGTATTAATATATAAAACACCAACACTTGTTACCCACATTGAGCCAATGGCCGCAGAGTGTGTAGGTGCGGATGCGCTAGCCGAAGCCACAATTCGCAACGGGGTAGCGTTTGCGCCAGTGCCACCCGTTGTTTCACACCGGACACCTTCTTGAGCACTTTGACCAAAGACGCCTATTGTATTTCCAACACCCTGAACACCCCTGCCGGTAGCGCTCGTGTTCAGGCCGACAACAGCGGCAATCGATGCACTAATAGAAGTGGTTGTACTAAAGAACCCTGCAGAGTTGTTTGCCGAAGTGGCCTCTATGCAGATAGCGCCTCCCGAGAAAAATGCAGCAGCCACGTTTGTACCACTTCGACATAGCATTCCTCGTTTGGAATAACTGGCATTATTACTGCCAATTTCTAGAAAGTAGTCGTCGCCTGCTACATTTGACACGCCGATATTAAGAACCTCATCAACGGTGCCGTCGCCCCGATCAGCGAAGAATAACATTTCATTACTGGAGTCGCTGATTTCAACTCGTTGACCAGACCCGCTTGATGTTTTAAACCCGCCGACTATCTCAAGGTCGGTACCATCCCATTTAAATGATTTGACTGCATTACCAAAATGCAACTTCCCAACGCCTGAATCCCTGCCAACCCACCAACCGGCAGCGGTGCTAGCGAATGTTGCTTTGCCAGAATAGATGGCACCTGTGTCTGTAGTTATGTTAATAGCCGAGTTAATGTTAATCTTATCGGCAGTGACCCCATTGACCGCGATCTCACTAGCGGTGATTGTCAGCGCAGCTATTTCGTTGGCAGTGATTGTGCCTGCTGATATTTCTGAGGCAGTGATAGTGTTGGCAGCTATTTGAGCAGCGGTAATTGTCAACGCCGCTATTTCAGCAGCTGTGATAGTATTTGCAGCTATCTCATTAGCAGTAACGGCATTAGCAGCTATCTTAGGAGTGGTCACGGCATTAGCTGTGATCTTTGTTTCGGTGATAGCGTTGTCTACAATCTTCACCTCGGTAACAGCATCGTCGTCTAGTTTGGGAGTTGTGACAGCCCCGTCATCTAGTTTGGGGGTTGTCACAGCGCCATCTGCGATACCTCCGGCGGGGAGCTGGGTGGTAGTAAAAGAGGCTTCCAAAGTTTGCCCGCCATCACCGAAACCGTCAACAGATGTGATTCTGAAAAAGAATTCAGTGTTAGGTACCAGCCCCGATATGACTGCTGGGTTATCTAACCCCTCAAATATGAGCGTGTCGTCATCAGAAGTGAAACCAGGAGTTAAACTCATATGGATTTTAATACCAATAAAATCCAAATCGGCAGGCGCTAAATAGGCGAACGACGTGGTATCTATAGCCGATGTAACTACAATGTTTGTTGCGATAAACGGCGCTGGATTAGTTACACTCATAAGATTGCCGGTTGTGCTGATCGTTGGTTTTGTCTTCCCCGAGCAAATACTTTAAATGTCAGGGTTCTATTTGTGCCGGGAGCGTTGTTAAGTTTGTCGAAATCCTCAGCATTCTTCTCAAAGGTGTAGGTGTATGAAATGTCAGTCAAAAATTCAACACGTAGGAGCTTGTTAGAACCGTCAAACACTTCGACTTCGTAATCTTTAAAATACCAATCAATGAAGCCAGAACTTGCCCCATAAGCCTCTGATCCTATTTCAAAAGACTCGGAAATACCAGCGGCTCGCCATTTAATTTTGACATCTTTACCAGTCCACTGATTAGAATGCGCTTGTCCACCCTCACCGCCTAAATCCAGTTCAAGCCCGGAAACACGTGGCGGTAACGCAGCGACATCTATATTGATCGCTAATGCCTCGCCGGGACTGGTTGACCCTATTACGTTAGTGGCGTACACAGTAACGATATAACCTGCTGCATCCAAATCAGGAACCAAGATAGATGTATCTCTAGTCTTTATGTCGTTAACCAGACGTCCTTCAGTATCTGCAATAGTCACCCTGTAATCGAACAAGAAAGTGTCATTGGGGGCAATCCATGTTAATAACCCGCTACCGCGTACCCGATAAATATCTGCTGAGAATGTTAAAGATGTGACAGGGCCGATATTAAATGAATCGGGGAGATTAGTGTCGGGAGCAGGGTCAATGGCAGTAGCCTCCCCGTGATTCCAATCATATGACGCACTGGCTTCCTCCTGCAATACTAAATCAACACCGCCGTCAGAACTGAGTCGCCAAGATATAATGACGAATTCCTTATTGACCCAACCAAGTTGATCTATGTTCAGTTTTACATTGTCGAAGGGGGATAACTCCAAGGCCGATAAGTTGGCTGGAAAATCCACAGTAATACCTTGACGCGACTTTTCAAGGTGTATTTTGGCAATCCTTTGAGCTTCATAAGAGGTATTGGTGTACGGTAATTCTATATCCCTATAAATAACCTCATCGCCATCTTGAGTGGCAAAGGTCGCGTTGGTAATGGCCGGGAAATCAGTGGCTTGGTAAAAGTTAGAAGCACTCAAATACGTGCCCCGAACAGCATTAAACAATTCACGCCTTGAAATTCTGGGTCTGACCTTAATCGCACTGCGGAGGTTGTCCTCGTTGAGCGTTATGACAGCAGCGTTATACACACCTGCTTTCAACTTATATTCGCCTTGGGTGTAAGTAACTGCCCCGGCCCCGGCTGTGGTCATCTGTTCCAATATCGAGTTGGGCTTGTTATCGGTATCAACAGCTCCGTTACAAGTATACCGTTTTTGGGTAGCGATAGATTTCTCGCTGAAAGATAGTACATCAGCAAAAGTGTCTTTAAATGCGCTCGCAAAAAATAACGGGAAGGTTGGACTGGCTAAAGAGGTATATTGTAACACATCATTGATATAATACTTAACAGTTGCCCCACTATCGACCCTGATTTCCAAATCGTTTGAAGTACTGCCATCGCTAACCACAGTTGTGCTGAACTTAGAAACACCGGATTCAAATACTTCCATTGTGTAAGTAAAGGTGCCCAAAACAAAATCAGTACATCTCCATGAAAATTCAAAGTCATCCGGGTCAATTGATGAGGCACTTGTGGATAGCCCCAAACCAAATTCCCGGTCTGTGTCGCCATTGTCTTTATCAAAATCCAACAAGAAAAATAGTTGGCCATTTAGATTAGACACTGAATCTGTTTCGGTGGTGATGGTTTCTTTTGAAACGGTGCCTGCGTCATAAACACCTTCAACTCCGTCCTTTTTAACAAGCCAGCCTTGGTTCCAAGTAAATCCTGCATTAGTTTGAACAACCCAGTTAGGGCTAAAATGATTAATTGTGGACTCATCAGCACTATTCGCAGCGGCAATAAACGAAGCATCGTTGACTTCGGTGCTATCCGCTCTCAGGCCAAATTGTGCAGTAAGGTAATCCCGGACACATAATGCCCAGTTATCGCTAAACACAGTTGTTGATGATCGGGGGTCAAATACCTTACGCCCCCGCACAACAGCCTTTACGTTTGGAATACCATTTGGGAATACATCCGCGTCGAATTCTAAGCGCACATAAATATAGGCAATATCCAATAACCGATGGTCTGTAGTCCACTCTTTAACTTCGCTAACCAAATCAGAGTCAGCAACTTGGGTAGCTGTTCCAAGATGTTTCTTAACCCGGATATTAGATTCACTGAAATTATAATCCACACTGGCATCAGTACCCCCGGTGACTGACCCGCCGAAGGTTATAGTAGAACCAACTAAAACAAAATCTGTGACAACCACCCATCTAAAGACGGTGCTTGTGTGGATACTAGTAGGATCAGTAATGGTTTGTGCGGTGAGCACCCTAATCTGCTTTATCGAATCTGGAATATCGTCGAGGGTGATAGCTTTACTTGACGTCGGCACTCGGTGGCGTTCATCGTTGCGAGAAATTTGCTTCCTTAGCGCAGGCAGGAGCACATTGCCTGAACCATCTATTTCGGATACTAGGACGCGTTCATCATTGAAATAGACGTCCGTGATTGCCTCCACTTCATGCCCTGCCAATGGAATAACCATATGAAGGAATTCGTTTTTATCACCCGTGGATGTGGCAAATACCAACGGGCCAGAAGTTATCGTTTCCCCATAAATAATCTTGTGGCTTGCAATCGCTGAACGGATTACTTGGCTTCGTTCCTTGGCTTCTGCTGTAAAGTTAGGCGAGCCGCCTAACTTGCCCAATCCCAATGCACTGGACGCTAACGACGCAGCGGCCATAGCAGCGGTGCCTGCCAGCACGGAGACACCAATGGTCCCTATAGCAGCGGCAAAAGCTGTGCCGACTAATGCTGCAGTGACGGCAGAACTAGCGGCTATGGCAACTATAACAGGAATAGCAGGTGGCATTATTCAACTCTCCATGCACTGTGGCAATCTAACGTCGGTACGTACACAATATCGCCACTCAACGCTACGAATGCCGACTTTTCGCCAACACACAATCCGACTGTATTGCCCATGCCATCGAATTCATAACAAACCATACCGCAGCGCTGAGCAAAGGAAGGGCGGATGGAAATAAACTTAGAATTCATCATGCTTAACACATCCCCGCCCCCGTGTCTCTTCAACGCTCTTGCCGCCCCGACAGCCGTTGTGTATTTGCCCCGGTATTCGGCAGCGTAATCAACCCCGGTTATCATTTTGAGGTAATTTGCGACGAAAAGGCAGCAATCATGGTTTCCCCAGACAAACGGTTTACCATCGATGTCCGACAGGTATTGATTTAATATTGCAGCACTATTGCTCAGCTTCATGCTCGGCCCCATACCAACGTTCGTTCGACCATTTGCGGCGTGAATTCAAACCCTTTATCGGTCGGATGATTCACTATTTGGTCTTCATGGTTGTATCGTCTGACCCTTGGTTTGTCCCAATCCGCCATTCTTGATTGGACAGTCATGGAAATAGTAGCTGTCTCCCCGATAACCATGTCCATAGTGTCGATCCGCCCTCTGAACAACAAAACAGGGTCTGCGATCAGTTGATGTTCAGAGTCCAACATCGCTAGGAAGATTTTAGCGTCCCGACCTTGGTATTGTTCATTTAACGTTACTGAAATCAAAGCAGCCGGAACGCCGGATAGGGTCAGGGATATGGAATACGGCTTACTGGCCACGCTTTCGGACACTGGGGATACGTCACCGAAGGTGCCAACCCCAAGATAGTCATCACCGCCAAAAGGTATCGTGGAAACCCCCGTGTTGGCCGCGACAATGCCACTGGCAAAATCAAGTCGAGCCATTATGACATAGCGAATTGACTCTTTCTTTGATTCCGTTACGACTAACGAGTCTATAGTCCTGGTCATTGGAATGCCTCGACAGCGGAAACACTAAAGCTTGAAAATGTGCCGGGGCGGTTAACCCATCTGGCTTGAGCATCGTCTTGCAACATCATCGTTGCTGTGGCTTGAGTAACAGTTATCACTGCATTATTAGCAGGGCTTGATCGCATAGGAGGCTCAACCGTCAGTGTTGCATTACCACCGCCATCGCTATTCACATCGGCAACAACCATCTTCAACTCATTGTTGAATTCAACATAGTCACCGGCCCGCATGATGTTAGTTTGGCTTGGTGTCCACCCGTCAGTAATCAGCGAGGTCCCTGTTTGACTTGCCCCATTTACCAGCGGTGAACCGGTGCCAACTCCGCGAGGGCTCGAATGAGAATGGTCAAACAAAAAGAACCGACCGGACTGCCCGCGCAATTGGGCTAGAAACGCGGCCAAAACCCTAGCTTCTGTGTTGGACAGATCAGTGAAGATCATGTTCGCCAGCCAACGTGAGCCGGTTAATTCACGGGTTTGGATGGACCGGCTCAAAGGTGAATTGAACGACTGGGTATTGCTTTCCAGCGCCCACTCAGTTCTCATCGGCACGATACTTGGGAATGTTAGTGTGGCCATTATCCTAAAGAACCCCTGATTGGACCCGATGTTGCAAAGTCTTGAGCCACTAATTCATAGCCCATGCGAGCACCTTCAACCACCGCTTGTCTGATTTTGTTTTCCATTCCGGGCGTAGCGCCTCGCGCATCGACATTGATATGTTGCGTAATGGAAGTGCCCGAGCCGCCTCCCGCCAACACCTGTTTTGTCTCCCCCGCTGGCACAACCGTTCCAGCAGTGTCAGGGATAAACAGCTCAGGACCCCGCTCCCCAACTATTGCCGGTACGCCGACATCAGGACGACCGCCATTGGCAAAGCGAGAAGCTTCGAAGGCCGAAGTAGGTGCCGACCCACCGCCGCTGAATGCGCCAGAGAGAGCCGAAGTAAGCCCTTGAACAATCGGACCTGTGACTTGTTGCTGGAACACAATCTTCGCCATATCTTGGATGATACTTTGGGCGAAGTCACTAAAGTTGACTTTACCTCTGGACATCTGATCAGCTAGGTTATCGCCCCAATTGGTAATTGTTTTACTTAGGCTATCAAAGAGATCTTGCTGTTTCTCTATTGCTTCAATCTGGTCAAACATGGCTAGTGTCGCTGCAATCTGCTTTTCAGTAGCTTGGGCAGTTAAAAGATCCCCTTCTAATATTTGACGATTGCTTAATTTTTGAACGGCAGCTTGGCGCTCTATAGTCTCTATTAGTTTTAATCGGGTATTCTTTAATTCTTCTGCTCTTTTGGTCGCTGCCTCTTCGATTGCTTTAGTTTCAGCGGCGGCTTGTGCAGCGGCTATTTCAGATCCTCGTAACGCTTCGGCAGCTTTTTGACGCTCAGCAGACGCTTTAATTGCCACTTGGCGCGCTTTTTCTATTGCTGCAATTTCTTCATTAACCCGTTTAAGTGCTTGTATATTTATATCAAGACCACCAAGGATGTCAGCAAACAAAGCAGGATCAGCTATACTATCTTCTAATAACCTACGCTGTTCAATTAACTGGTCAAAAATGGTCTCTTCTGATGGATCAATTATGTTTTTAAGACCCTTAACAGCGTTAGCCATTGCCTCCACGACTACTGTGGTGGCTTGTAAGGGACCTGAATCGCCAATAGCCTCCATCAGGTTATTCCATTCAAACGCTAAGGAGTCAGCTTGGCCCGCTAGACCGCCCGCTTCACCTTTACCAGCGCCGCCCACCTGACCAGCGAGCTTATCAAGAATCAATCCTTGCGCTTCAGCAACCTTACCGGTTTCTTGTAAGCTTTTGATAACGTCTCTTTCAGCCTCTGTGAACGATACGCCGCTACGCTTCAGAGCGGTCAGACCAGTGGCCGGATCTTCAAGGGCTTTGCCGAGCTGTAAAGTGGCGGCGGTCAGACTAGTGCCCATTACCGCAGCGAGGTCTTGGGCCAGTTTCAATGTCCTCGGGAAAGCCTCGCCGCCAATAGATCTGAAGGTGGCCAGCAGAACAGCCGCGTCCCGTGCTCCAGCCGCACTAGCTAGGGTAGTCGCATCCAGCGCCCGAGCCATTTCGTCTAATTCTTTGGCGGTGAATCCAGCAGCGCCACCAGTCGATTTAACAACCGCTTCCATTTTAAACATTTGCCGTTCGAGCTGGGAAGCAGCGCCGATAGACTGCTTCATGATGATTGTGGCTGCAGACGCAGCGGCACCGAAAGCGATTATAGCAGGGCTAATTGAACCGAAGGCAGACCCGAGAGCAGATAGCCGACCTGCAACACCGCCCAACGGACCTTCCATAATGGCCGCTGAGGATGCGGCATTTTTAAAACTACTGGATAGTTTCTTTGTGGACTTGTCTACACGACCAACCTTCTTTTCAAAGTTACCTAGATTACGCTCAGCAGTTTTTACTTCCTTACGTAATCTGGAAACATCAGCATCAATTTGAACCGTTACATCTTCTACCGTTGCCATTTTCGTTTATTCCTCAATTTCTCTTCGGCGGCTTGAGCTTTGGCGTTCAATTGTGCTTGCTTCTGTTCCTCGTTTTCGACTATGCGCAGGGCCATCAACTCCGATAACTGTTTGCTGGTCACACTGGCTAGCATGAGATCGACGTTGATGTAGCCGTATTCGCGGGCTAGCTCTAGGTAGTACCGGCGTGGAGTCCGGCCCCTTAGTTTCCCGCTAGTTTCTCAACATCGGAAGAGTCTAACGCATTGAGGCGAGAAGCAACGTTGAAAGCTTTTTGAATGCCTTTGATGCTCTTCAGTCCAAGGGCTTTGATGTCATCGACACCAAACACTAAATTGCCTTCTTCGTCGACAATAGTGTGGGCTAGAAGAGTTGCTCGGATATTGGCCATGTTTTCATTGGCATCCTTAGAACGAGTAGCCAAGATATGCTGCTCATATCGGTCCCGTGCGGTTCCAGACATCGAATGGATGCGGACAGTGCCGCCCCATACTTCGATTTCTTCAACTTCAATGTCATCAAACGCGAGGATCTGGTCTTTCGTCAGTAATTTGCTCATTTTTAATTTCCCGTAGTTCATATTTTTGAACGATCGTATCGTCGTTCTTATTGGTATTGATGAAGCTTTCGATTTCCACGGTGGCGGCTTCGCCAACCCTCAATCGAATGGTGCACTGGACGACATCGTTATCCGGCAACCCAAAGAGTCGCCGGATAACTTCGTAAGCATCTTGACCAGTAACTGGCATTAAGGAGTGATATCCCGTACCAGAGTGCCAGCGGCTTGGATGGTGATTGGCGCAACCAAAAGCTCGCCAATAGAACCGCCGATTGGCGTATAAGATTCCAGAATACCTGTTCCGCCGTAACTCGGGTTCGTTGCTGAAATAGCACCTGAAGTCGGCTGAACGGCCACTGTGAATTCGGCACCGACCAGCGGGAACAAGGTTGCATCCACGTTGGCAGCGGCGTAGTCTTGGCTGAACTCAATATCCATCGACCAATTTTTCAAACCGCCTTTCATCAAATGGGTGTCATCACCCATATTGGTGTCTTCAACCATATCGGCGGAATAGTTAATTGTGACCGACCGAACATGATCAGAAAGATCAACTGCGTTAATTATTACTGAGGCATCAGTTAATACTAATGTGCCCATGATTCAATCCTCTTAGATGATTCCCAAAACTACAACGAAAGTGAATGATGGCCCAGCGCCGCCGATAGTAAAGTTTACACGCCACCAATCATCTGTGACAGGACCGACTTTGCTGAGCCATTGGCCTTCGACTCCAGTTGCCTGAGCGAACGTGATTTGGTTTGTTGGGCTAGTCATGCCAGAATTATCATCGCTCTGAATTACGACATCCAGAGTAGGCGACCCACCGCTCGCTGCGATAACATGCAAGGCGGCAAACATTGTTTGGCTAGAGTCAGCGAGAGCACCCAATTGACGAGCTGTGCCGTTGCCGCTGACAGCCTGGGCCGCGTTATGCATGATAGTCCCGCGTACCAAACCATCGCTGCTCGATTCTGCAGTGACCGAAAAGGCGAACATTTCTCCGATAGAAGCGCCGGGACTGTATTCCCCGATGATCGAGCGCAAACTATAGGCCCGCTCGCCGTCGGCACCGGTTTCAACACCGATAGAAATAGGCTTGTCCGCGATGGCCAGATTGGAAAACAGAATGTCATCCACGGCGTCAGTCCCGCCATTCCAGAACCCCTCGTGAGCCATAGTGGCTACTTTTAGCCCACCTTTGTTGCTATGGGTGTCGTCGCCAAAAACGGTGTCATCCAGCATATCCGCTGAGTAATTCAGCGC